GCACCAAAATCTCTTGATGCTTTTACTCTAAATAAAAATGATGAATAAATTTGAATAATATTTTTACAATGGTTATCGCAAGGAGTATTACCAAGTCTTTGATTATACTCGTTATCTAGTTCTAAATTATATCTGTTAAGGTATTGACCAAGTGTATAATCGTAACCACCATTAAATGATCTTATATAATATTCCCATTGATTTACATTTTCTTTATAGTCTTTGTGGGTTTCAAATGCTTGGTCTCGTGAATATGCCATAATTTATTTCATTGTCCATCTAGTCGGTTTTGAATTTGGCATTTGAGTTACTAAAGGTTTTATATAATCAATCATATAACCTAAGGCATCGTTCATATGGTCAAATCCATCCTCTTTGTCAGGAATATTTGTATCTTCCTTGTATGTTTGTCTTTGTAATCCTTTTATCAATGTTTTGCAAGATTTGGAAACAAAAATATGACGATTTCCATTAGTATCTTTGAGTTTGGAATTTACAGCATTGATTCTATCTCTAACTGCTGGATGTCTTGATTTCACTTTTACATTAAATCCACCATTAATTAAAATAGATAGATCTGTTCTACCACCAGCAGATGTTTTTCTTTGTTTAGATGCTGGATCAGGATATATAAATATTGGTATTTTAGTTCCATATCTATCTCTAATCTCTTGCACCATTTCATCAGTATTACTTGAATAAATTACTATTTCATCAACTACATATATTTTTTCTTTTTCTATTTGACTTACACAAGCACTCATTGGATCAACGTTAAAGTCCATACCAATATGAAAAGGTTTAGTAAAATCAATAGCTTTTTCTACAACAGAGTCTATTGGATGAAAATTATAATATATTGCTCCAGCATAATTTTCGAAAGTACCCTCAAACTCTTGTCTAAATGTTCTTTGATCTAAGTCTAGTCTAGCTTGATTAAGTTCTTTTTTAGTAACCATACCACCTTGTAATGTAGTAAATTGAAAACTCTCCCATTCAGAATCTTGCTTTCCTTTTAAATACATTTCGTATGACCAATTTCCATACCCTTTAGGAGTACCACACATAAGAACACTACCAAGTGTATCTGATACAGATGCTCTTAATACTTCAAACCAAGTTCTTTTGTCTATGTCAGCAAACTCATCTAATATTAAAAAGTTTAATCCTGTACCTCTAAGTGAGTCAGGCATATCAGCAGACTTTAATGATATTGTACTATTTGATTTTCTTATAGTAATTGTAAGTGTTGTTTCGTTTATATCTTCTATCCAATTAAACTGATTAAGAATTTCTTTTAACTGACTCCAACAAATATCTTTAGCCATCTTTAGTGTTGGTGCTACATACCATATCTTTTGATTTGGTTTTGATGCGTATTTCATCATCTCAGTAATAGCAAGATATGTTTTACCAAATCTTCTACCTGATATTAATACTCTGAATCTTTTATTGGATGATGATATAAGATGTTGTGGTTTTGTTAGAGTTATTTTCATTACATCCAAACTTTATATAGATATTATATTTATTAACATCGTCTCTGCCTATTTCAACAATCTTATCATATGACTTTGTATAACCTGAAAGCATACAGCTATAACCATCAACATATGTTTCTTCAAATTGGTGTGGTGGCATACAAGTAGCTTTACCCTCTACAAATGCACACATTATCATTGTTAAGACAAATTCCATCTACTTTTTCCTTTTGTACTTTCGGTGTGTTTGAACTCGCCAAGTCCAATGGAATATTGCCCTTGTTATCTTTTCTATTTTTTTTAACACCCAATCTATCATTTATAAATCTCACTTCGTTCTCGTATGTCCTGTCTTCGTCAATCATATTATTCTAAAATTAATTTTTTTATGCTTTTGCTCCCATCTATATTATCTTCTAATTCTGCCATTGATTTTATACAAGAATATTGAACATTGTCTTGATAAACTCTTTCAGCTTTTCTTTTACCTCGTAAACAAGTAGCCATATCAGGTTGAATACGATGTTCTTTTATCTCGTTATTAACAATCATAAGTAAAGCTATAATTTCAACCATTATTAATTACCATTTCCATTTGTATATTTAATTTCTCTATTTGCGTCTTTTAATTTTTCTATATCTTCTAATACTTTGTCCATTTGTTTCCTTAAAAATTCTATATTAACTTTATTTAAGGCCATCTCCTCAATATGTTTATTTAGCTTATCTGTTGTTTTATATAAATCTTCAATCATCATAAACTGTTCAGAATCTGCTGGTAATGAACCTAATTGTCCTCTTGGCCATTTAATTCTAAAGTCTGTATTTTCTGTTAAATCTTTTTCCATAAGTTGTAATCTAGTATCTGCAATATTAAGTCTTTCTACAATTTGAAAATAACCCATTGTGCCAAGTGCTACGATGACTATCAAAGATGCAACTGTCTTAAATGGCATTTGCACTTTAGCTTCTTCTGATATTTGTAAAGGTTTATTCGCCATTAAATAAATCCTCAGGTGCAGTTTGTTTTTTCTTTTTCTTCTTCTTTGGTTTTATTGTAAACATATTATCTACCCAAGCACACCACTTGTCTAATGTTCCAAATATTAAATAACAAAACTTATCAATCATATGTTAAAACCTTTTTTCCAGCTTTGGATAGCCCAATAAGCTGGAGATAAATTCTTTTGACCTTTTACATTAGCCAAAATTGGTCGAAATCTTGCAAAGAAGCTTCTCTGCCTTGATGGTATATTTTTCTTAATACTCATACCTTTTGCACCAAATCTTACTATTTGAACTCTGTTAGTTTTATTGTTTCTAACATATACACCAAATTTTTTAGAAGCACTTGGTGTTCTAAATGGTTTATTTAATTTAACAGATCTACCTTTGAATTTTGCCATACAAGGCTAATATCATATATTATTCACAAATAAAACCTTGAATAATACCTCTGCCATCATTTAGATAATAACCATTCTTCATAGCATCATCAAACTCTTTATAAGTAGATATTACTTCTCTATGATCATCTGCATACATTAGACACTCGTGAACTTCCATTGGTCTTGCTAGTTCGTATTTTTCTTTTAGCAAAGTTCCATCGAATAACAGTATTAATATTATAAGTGTTTTGCACATCAGCCCAATCCTTTATTTTTTTATACCAAAGTATTTTATATTTATCATCTTTAGTTTTATTATAAAGATTTGCTGATTTATCTATCTTTTGAAATGTCTTTTTCGCCATTTGTTGCATACATAAGTATCTCTTACACCTTTAGTTCTAAATAAACCGCAGAACATAAATTTTTGACTAAACAAACCACAATTCCCACAGCTACCTCTACCTTGTGATGGTCTATAATCTTGTGGCATTTGATATGGAATAAACTCTCCATTAGGATAGAAGCTTGATCGTTTCATATTGTCATCATCATATAAATTGATAATAAAACAATAAATCCTAAACAACTGAAGATAATGATAAATATATTATCCACGACCTTGTCCTCGATATTTTTTTGCTCCACCCATTCTGCGTTTTGCTTTATTCATTGACGAAGTATTTGGTCGTCTCCCAATAGATGTGCCTTTGTAAGTCTTTTCATAAAGAACTACTTGTCCAAATACATTACCTTTTTTCTTTGCCATTTATATCTTTAACTTCTTCAGCTTGTGCTTCTATAATTAATGGTAAAGGCTCAGTAATATTAGTGTTATGTATTCTCTCAGACATTCCTAACATATTCTTAGAAAGCCATATCAAAAGCTTATCATTCCCTTTCATAGCTTTCTCATACATTCTTTTTCTTAAACTAGCTTTACCTTTGTTTTTATTAACCTCTAATAAATCGGCAAATCTTCTCTGTAATGTTCTTGCAGATATTCCTACAATACTACCTATTTCTTCTTGTGTGCATCCTATTTGACTTAAATTTGCTAATACTTTTTCATCAATAGACTTTTGTGGTCTGCCCATTTGTTTCTTCTTTTCTGCCTTATTTATGTCGCTTTTCATATCCAATCGATAGTAGGTTTTCCATTATAATCTTTTTCCCAAATAAACCAAGCAAAAGCCATAACACTTCCTCTTTTGGTTGCGTTAATTCCACCTTTTAAATAAGGTATTCTAAATGAGAAAACATAAACTGACTTTAATGGAGTATTTAAAAAAAAGGGTTTTCTTTTAATACCCTCTAAAAAACTTAACTTATTTAAAATTGCAAGTTTATTATTTATTGAATTTAAGCCCTTTTCAACAAATTTTTGAGATAATGAAAAAGGTGGATTTGTAATAATATTATCAAATTTTTTATTTGTATTTAAAAAATCAATAGTTTCATCTCCATATCCTCTATTAATTAGATCTGAAGAATAAACATTATAATTTTTATTTTTTAAAACTTTAGATATTGCTCCATCTCCACAAGCACATTCCCATATGTTTCCTATAAATTTTTCTTTATTTAGTAAAGACAATGTTGCTATTTCAGGTGTAGCATAAAAATCGTGTTTTTCTCTATCGTTTTTAAAATTAGCTCCTTGATGTCTTAAAAAAAATTTTTGTCCTGTGTTTAAATCCTCTAAATCTTTCATTATATCTCTATCTTTTTTAACTCTTTTATGCAACCAATAGGAAAGACATTACGATCACTAAAAGTTTCTTCATCATAACTAGCAAATGTCCATAAATACTTTTTATCTTTTTTGAACACATA